CGTAGAAGAAGCGGATGTCGCTCGCACCGGTGGCGTTCATGCCGGACGGCGACATGCCGAACAGCAACGTCAACGGCATGTCCGCATCAGCTGCCAGCGCGGTCGCGAGTCGATCGACGGTCTCGGGAAACCCGGTCATCGGCGTCGACTTGCGCTCGAAGTCTTCGCCGTCTGCGTCGACGAGCATCGCTCGGATGACCGATCGCGACATGTCGATCGCGACGAGCTTCTGAACGAACGCTTGCTGCCCGTCTTGCGCCACGAGGTCGGCGAGCCCTTTGATTTTCATGACGGCTTGGCTGAAGTCCGAGAGCAGGACTGCCGCCGACTTGAGCGAGGTCCGGTACTGCTGCAACGAGTTGATGACCCGCGTCAGCACGCTGTCACCCCAGCCCGTTACTCCTGAGGCTGTTTGTAGCCGAGACACGCGGGAGCCGTTGAAGATCAGCAATCGCGACTCGTGGATCTCCGTCGTCTCGGCGTGATAATCGTCGTCGACCGGCGAGCCCGAGACGAACGGCATCAACTGGTAGATGGCCGGCTCGCCGAACTTGGGTGCGCGCGGATTGTTGTACCAGTAGCGCGGGATCAGCTCGCGAGGCTCGAGCACGGTCAGCCAGTCGAGCGAGTTGACGGTCTCGAGGTCGAGCGGCTCGCGCAGATCGGTCGTGTAATCGTTGGCGCCGATCAGGATCGCGCCGCCGCCGTACGCGCGCTTGTAACAGAGCGCGAGGCGGATCGCGGCGAGTGTTCCGATCGCGGTCAGGTTTTTGTTGATCGACTCCTGCAGGTCGGCGGCATCGGCGGCATCGCGTCGCCAGTCGGTCTTGCCGAAGGCGGGCCTCGCACCCGGCGCGGGTGGTGTCGGCGCCACAGGCTCGACTTCCGGTGGCGTGTAGCTGTCCGGTGTCTTCTGATCGCCGACCGTGAGCTCCCAGCCCTGGCGCAGCGCCTCGTTCGGGATCAGTTCGATGATCCGCGCGGCGATCGCGTCTCCACGCCAGAACGTCAGCGCCGCATCGGGCGCCACCACATCGGCCACGAACGGAACGCCCGACGCCGAGCCCATCGTTTTGTCGCGGCCCTGGATCCCGAAGCCGGTGATGTCATTCTGCCAGCCGTCAGCGCGAGGCTTGCCGCGGCGACCATGCGGGTTAGCTCGGTTCCCAGGCCCGAATTTCCCGGTATTGGATCGTTTGCCCTTGGGTGCCACACCGTTTACGTGCGGGTTTATGTCGGACGGCCTCCGGTTTAACCGCCTATCGCTAGCGTATGACTCTCACCATCCTGCTCCCGTTGCTCGTCTCTATTGCCGGCATGCTCGTCTACGCACTTGCTGCAGGCCCAAAGGCTGCCGAAATCGGCCGCCTCGCGTATGCGTGCGGGCTGCTCGTGACGTTGTTCGAGCTCGCGAGTCACGTGATCAGGTTCTAGCGGAACCCCGCGAACATCTGGCCCATGCCGAGCAGCTTGCGGGCGCGAGCCACATCGTCCTGGCTGCCGATCAACGTGCCGTACGCACCGGACATGGCGTCGACCTGATCTTTCAGCTTCGCCGCTGGGAAGCTCTCGTGCTCGCCTACGAACGCGCGCAGCCACTTGGCGCCACGTAGGCAATGGACGTTGCCGGCCGCGCACTGCGACGCGTACGGGTCCGCTCGCACGTCTTTGGCGCCGCTCTCGATCTCAAACGCGACCTTGTAGCCGTGCAGCAGCTTGGCGTAGTGCGGCTTCTGCGACTTGCCAGCCTGCCCCGGGTCCTGCGGTAGCCGGATCTCCACGTGCTTGCCGTCGAGCTTAGCGGTCTCAAGAATCTTGCGGTCGCGTTCGTCAGCGCCCCACTGCCCGCGCTGCACGTCGGCCACGTACAGCGCGTCATCGCTGAGACCGACGAGACACCCCGCGGTGTACGCGCTATCGGCTTGCGTGCTCGCCGCGAGATCCCAGCTGCGTACCCAGCGCGCTTTCGTGGGCATCGAATCGACGAGCGCATCGGCGAACCATGCGCCCTTGAACATGCCGCCACCACGAGGCGATGGCCGCTGCTGAAAGAGCGACCACCAGCCGTACTCGCCGCGCATGCGGATCGCCTTGAGCGCCTCGAGGTCGTACACCGCGGGCCAGTACGAGACCGCATCGGTATCAACGCGCTCATCAGCGGGCTGACCGTTTGCGCCGGCGATCGCCGGGATCTCGATGTGCCGCCACTTGAGCCCGAGTGGGTCGTGCATCAACCGACCGATAACGTCGTCCTCGTTCCAACGGGTCATGTTGACGATCATCGATGCGCCAGGCTCGAGCCGTGACATGTAATCGTCGCGAAGCCAGTCCCATGCGCGGTCGCGGTTGAGCTTGCTCTCGGCAAACTCGCGGCCCTTCACCAGATCGTCGGCGACCATCAGTCCCGAGTTGCAACCACGGCCGGTGACCTCGCCGCCGACGGAGGTTGCCTTGAGCCCGCCTTGTAGGATCGTCCGCCAGTCGTGGATCGATTGCGCATCGTCGGCAAACTCGCCGCCTTGCTCGCGCACGATGCGACGCACACGGCGCGAGGTCTGCTGCGCGAGCCCGTCGCCGAACGTGGCGTAGAAGTTGAGACACGCCGGATCCATGAGCGTTCGCCAGGCGAGCCCATGCGCCAGCGTCTCCGTTTTTCCGCCTCGAGGGGGCATGCTGATCGTCGCGAACACCGATCGGTGTCGCGTCTCCTCGATCAGATCGGTGACGATCTTGAGGTGAGCCGGCAGTGGCGTGTATTTCGGCGTCACGCGCGCAATGAAGTCCGCCAACGGCTCGGCGTTGTCCTGGTACGACGCAGCCGCCGCGCGTAGCTCAGCTCTCGTCAACGGCTGAAGCCGGGGCCTTCTATGTTCAATTTGTCGTCGTCATCGCCATCAGGTTCCGGGCTCTCGAGCAGCTTGCGGCGCTCGTGCGGCGTCATGCGCGCGGCCTCGACGAGCGCCAGCATGCGCGCGTCCACGACCTGGCCCTCGACCTGGATTGTTTCAGGCGCCTTGCCCCAACCGCGATCGTGCAACTCTTTGATGGCCATGATCTGGAGCTTCGGATCGGCTCTGTCACGCGCCATCGCGTCGAGTTCGCGCACGTAGTCGAGCCCGTCGGGTCCTGCGAGACCGCGGATCGCCTCGGCGAAAGACTTCTCGCGCTCGCGTTGCGCGACGGTACGACCGCCAGGGTTGCCAGTCTGCCCGGGTTTGAAGGTCACCGCTCCCCCGCCATCAGGTCTTCCAGCGCCAGTCCCTGCGCTCGAAGCTTCTTGAGCGCGCTCGCCTCGATGGCATGCACCTGCGAAGGCTCAAGCCCCAAGTGTTTGCCGGTTTCGTCGACGGATTGCGCGCCGCTGTCCGCCACGTCTAGCGTGCAACTCGGCGGCGGGGGATTCTGCCGATAGACGGTGCGCAACGTCGACTTCGGCGTCTTGCCGTTCACTCGCCTGCCGGCACGCTCGAACCCGATCGACAGGTAGAGGTGATGCCTGCACTTCGAAAACGGACACGGACGCGCAACGTTGCCGCAGTCTCCGCGCTTCGCGCCAGGCTCTAATCGCTGGATTAGCGCATAGCTGCCATTACCTAGGCGGATATACGCCGGAGCCCGATTGTCGATTTCGATCGCCTCTTCGATCGCGGCTCGAGTAGCGAGGTAGGCGGTGAGGGTGGCCACCTACTCCTCGTCCCCCACAAACGTCAGCCGGATCGTCGGCTCGGGGCAGCTCAACTCGCTCCGGTACCGCTGACCGTCGAACGCGTACTCATAGATCGCGATCTTCTGCGTCAGCTGGTACATGACGGCGCGCCCTTGCGCGGCCACCAGCCGTTGCGCCGCCCGCTTGTGGTCGCCCTTGGCGCGTTTCACTTCCTCGAGGATGTCCTCAAGCTCGCGATCGCGAACGGGCCCTGTACCGGCAAACTCGAGCTGTCTTGCGCTTACCATCGTCACCCCTGACGGAATCGGATTATTGCAATCCGGAGCATAATTGTAAAGGTTGGATCGCGTAGAGCAACTCATCCAAGGCATCTCAGGCTGCGACGTCGGCCCCAATGGAGCGGCACGACTCGCACACGACAACATGTCCGCCGAGTGGACCTAGCTTACGCTCCCACCCGAACGGGCCGAGCCCGTCCGCGCAAACGCTGCACTGAACCCGCTCGCTTATCGGAGCGACGGAACACGACATTTCGCGCCATCGAAAAGTCTTCTGCCCGCGCAAATGCTCACGAACATACGTTAAGGCGTCCTCATCCTTCCTGGACTGCCGATAATGCTCGCTGACCCAATGAACTAATGCATCGCGACGTTTCTTACCGGGAGCTACGTCGCGAAAACGAAACAGCTCGCGAATTCCCGTAGGGTCGGTGGGAATCCTGACCCCTGGGAGGTGCCCAAACGAAAGGCTGACAGTCCAGTCGAGCTTTCGCTGAGCTGCGATGTTAATCGCCATCCTGATGCGCGAGCTTTCGTCCAGTGCCCGATCGTGGCGCGTAGAAATTACGGACCACGTCCATCCGTCAATCGATCCAAAAATAGGCCCGTCCGCTGACATCCAACTGCCGTCGTTTTTGACGATCCCTGCGCTCATCTTGCACATGAACGGAAGCGCGCCGCGCGTCTCGCCGCGGGTCTCCGATGCGCTGACTCGACGAATCCTCTGTAGCGAAAACAGATGTTCTTCTGCTCCAGAGAGAATCGCCACGTCGAACTTTCCCGACTCCGCAAGAAGCAGATCGTAATCGGGGCTGACGTAGAGCCGACCAGGCTGATTGTCGAGGTTCGCCAGAAACACGTCAGCGTCATTGAAATCTGATACGCGCGCACGTTGACTACCAAAAGCGTGCGGCTTTCGTTCCGCGATCGCCATGAACGCCGCCAGATCATCGATAGTAAGTTTCCTATCGCTCATCCCTTCACCTCCGCGCACAGCGCCTCAGCCTCTCTCAGCGACTCCTGGTCCGCGACCGGCAGATAGCCGCCCACCTTGCGGATGATGCGCGCCAGCGCCAGGACAGAGGCCAATGCGGCATCGCGTTGCGCGACCACCGACTCGTCGTCCACCTTGGCGCGGGAGCGCAGCGGGCGAGCGATGCAGACGTCGTCGACGTGCGCCATGCGCAGCCGGCCGCAGTGCTCACAATAGGTGCCGCCGGGAATGGCGGACGTGAAGGTGGGCGGGGCGGGTTTGCGAGCGGCTACCATCGGTCACAGCCTTTCGTGCAAGTGAGAATTCCAAACGCGATCGGATGCGGGCCGCTCACCAGCTCGCACCGCGGATGATCCAGCGGCGCGATACAGCGGGCGCCGTGAGGCGTCGTGCTCCAGGTCAGGCAGTGGCACGCGAGCGCGGCCTCGAGCAGGAGGCGGATGGCGAGCCAGATCACGGCTTCCACTCGTCCACCGTGATCGTCGCGCCTTCACGTCCGGGATCCGCGTACTCCTTGCGCACCACGAGCTCGACGATCCGCGAGTCGTCGTCGAAAATCGATCCGGTAAGCACGTCACAGACTTGGCGGGCCAGCTTGTCAATGTCGGGCTTTACGGACGGCGCGATCGGTGCCTTGGCTAGGAGGCCGCCGCCGTGCTTCTTGCTCCAGTGCGAGCCGGGGCGCGCCAGTCGGAACACCAGCTCTACGCTCAGTGCTCGGTTCACGAAGCATGGGCCGCTGCTCGAGTCGCCGATCGTGAGCGCTACCTGATCGCGAATCGCACTGGCAAACGAGCGTTGCTTGTCCGCGTTGACCTTCGAGCCGCCAGGAACAAACCGAGCCTTGCCGCCGATCAGCATGGCGCGGTTCGAGCCCTTCGGAGCGGGCGTGCCGAGTACGGTGAAACTGATTGCCGTCACTTCAGGCCGCCCTGTTCTGAGTCTGATAACGTCCTGGAAGTCCTGCACGATAGGCAACGGCCACCGATCACGGGTTGCGCATGCACGCGACCTGAACGACTCCTACCAGTCGCACTGCCGTTAATGCACAGCCCCTGCTGCCGCAGCCGATCGCGTCGCGCCTTCTCTCGCTCGCGCCGCGTCTTAGACGTCGCGTAGTACACCTTCACGATTCACCGCTTAGCGACGAGACGAGCTGCGCGACCATGTCGCGAACGACCGGTAGATCACGCTCGAGCGTCTGACGCTTCTCGGATTCGCCTACCGCCTCGAGCGTCCGACGGTATCCACTGCGCGGATCTAGAGGCGGAAGCTCCGGAAGGGGTTCAGCGAGCGCCGCCGCGAGCATGGGCGATACCGACTCGCGGTGTGTCTGCGCTGCCAGCTTGTCGTAGAGCTCGACGAATCGTGCGCGATCTGCTGTCGGCGTCGTCGACATGCAGAGCATTCGCCAATCCATCGCAGCGACAACACGCGCCGTCGTCGAGTCTGCGAACGTGAAGTCCGCACCTGGTTGCTTGTACATGCCGTGCTTGCCGATCGCCTTGACGACCGCTCCCCAGGCTTCACCGCCAGGCAGCGTCGAGCCCTGT